TATAATTAGGTAGCGGCTTAATTGTCGCTACCTATTTTTTATTTTTGCAAAAGACGAAATACCGAAAATCCTATGCCTTTTAACATTAAATTTGCGAATAAAAGAATTATCATGATAGATACAAGGAGTGTTTTATACGCAATTACCGGGGCTTTCTTAGCCCTTCTCAGCCCAATTCGGGACTTCATGCTTGCCATGCTAATACTGTTTGTCGTTAATTTTTTCTTCGGATTGCTTGCAGACATAAAGTGTGGCGCGGATTGGTCTTGGCGCAAGGCAGGCATGTGTTTGGTCTATTGCTTCATCTTTTTTGCCACGGCTGCATCTATGTTTATCATCGGTCACTTCATGCACTCAGAAGAGCAAGCCCTTGCTTGTGTCAAATACGTTTGCTTTATAGCCATTGGTGTTTTTGGTACTAACATTTTACGCAATGCGCGAAGCCTTTGCACACCTGGTTCCTCGTGGCACAAGCTTGTTTCCGTGTTGTATTACATTCTTACCATTAAGTTTGTTGAGAATTTTAAATTTTTCAAGAATTCCGAACCTGAACTTGAAAAGGAGGAGACAAAATGAACATAACCAAACAGCAGCTCTTACAGATTGTCCCTGATGCCGGAAGTCGCATCAATAAGTATATCAACTACATCAACGGCTATGCCGACACATTCCATATCGACACTCCTCTTCGTATGTGCCACTACCTCGCCCAGATTCTTCATGAGTCAGCAGAGCTTAAGTATACGGTAGAGCAAGGTCCTACTCATTACTTCGACAAGTACGATACAGGACGACTTGCTAAGATGCTCGGCAATACACCCAAAAAGGATGGCGATGGCTATAAATATCGTGGTCGTGGCCTTATCCAGATTACAGGCCGTGCAAATTATTCCGCCTACAACAGCTCCAGCTACTGCAAAGGCGACGTTCTCCGTAATCCAGACCTCCTGGCAGAACCTCTTGGCGCAGTCAAATCTTCCATGTGGTTTTGGCTTACCCATAATCTCAACAAGTATGCCGACAAGGACGACATTCTTAAGATTACAAAGATTATCAACGGTGGCACCAATGGCCTTGACAAGCGCAAGATGTATCTCGAAAGGGCTAAGAAGGTTTTATTAAAACAGTAAGGATATGGTTACAAATGATTATGATCCACGTGACAGAATACGCAAGACAATAGGCGATTTGTATTGGCTTATTGTAATAATAATTATGTACATAGTCCTTGTTTTGTGCTGCTCCAGCTGCTCTACCTCTAAGCCTGTAGTCCTCGAACGCACCTATCACGACACGGTACATATCAACAACCTTCGCCTTGATAGCGTCTACATGCACGACTCTATCTATTTCGAGTCCATCATCAAAGGCGACACAGTATACCGCACCAAGGAAATCACCCGTTGGCGCGACCGTGTCTCTATAAAGCACGATACAATCTACACTGTAAGAGAGAATAAGGCTGATATATCTGTTCCTGTCGAACGTAAACTATCTTTATGGAAGCAGTTCGCCGTACCTCTAATTTCGATAGTCCTTATGATAACAAGTACAGTAAGCTTAATATGGCTTATACATCGTAGAAAATAACCTATGGGAGTCCTCTTAAAATCCATCCGCAAGATTCTCGTCGAACTTATCGACCGTATCGATAGTGGCGAATGTGCCACTACTGACGAGCAAGAACGCATGTTCCTCGACCTCTGCACGATGATTGCCGACAAGGATCGTCGTGTCTCCAAATACGAGGCTTGTCGTTATCTCAATATGTCACGCGCCAAGTTCGACCGTTATGTTGCCGATGGTCGCATCCCTCGCGGACGTAAGACTGCCGGGTTTAAGGAACTTTCATGGAGTCTGTCTGAACTCGATTGTTGTAAGATTACATAATATTATTGTTTTTATATAAGATTTTTTTCATATGTCTTTGAGCCGTTCTGTTGTGAAACAGGGCGGTTTTTTGTTTCCGTGAGCATCGTTCTCCTCATTTGAGCATTGTTAGGCGCACCTCTATATAATATGTAAATTTGCGTCAAGTCTCAATGTTGGGGCGAAATTTAAATCTTACTATTATGTCTGAAACAAAAACTTATGTATTCGGCAATGACGGACAGTGTGGCGTGGCGGCATGATGTCGCTTCTCGCTCCTCTTCTCCAGCGTAACGGTCTCGACCCTAACCTTCTTCTTGCCATGAACAAGAATAACAACGGATGGGGTGAAGGTGGTGGCTTTATGTGGGTTATCTTCCTCTTCTTCCTCATGGGTTGGGGTGGTAATGGTTGGGGTGGCTTCGGTGGCAATGGACGTGGTGCCATAGCCAACGAAATCAACAACGACTACGGACGCTCTCTGCTCATGGACGCTATCGGTGGCAACCGCAACGCTCTGTCTAATCTCGCTACTCAGCTCAACTGCACCGAAGGACAGATTCAGTCGGCTATTTCGGCTCTCACCTCACAGGTCCAGTCTGTAGGCAACCAGGTGGGTATGTCGGGTATGCAGACTATCAACGCTCTACAGCAGGGCAATATGCAGATTGCTCAGCAGCTTGCTAACTGTTGCTGCGAGAATCGTCTTGCTACCTGCCAGCAAACCAACACTCTTCAGTCTGCCATCAACAACGTGGCAACCGGACAGGAGCGTGGCTTCGCTAACGTGGCTTACGAGACCCAACGTCAGACTTGTGACTTGCACAACGCCATCAAGGATAGCACACAGACTCTCCTCGACGGTCAGAAGCAAGCCGAAATGCGCGAAATGCAGAGCAAGCTTGATGCTCTTCGTGAGGAGAACAGCACCTACAAGTCGTCTGCCATGACTTCACAGATTGTCGGTCAGGCTCTCGCTCCCGTCAACGCTGTTCTTGCAGGCTTGCAGAAGGAGGTCGCTGGCATCAAATGCAAGCTGCCTGAAACTGTAACTCTGAATTACTCTCAGGCAACCGCAGTCCCAAACTGTGTTGCTGCACAGATGGGACTTTACGGCTTTAATGCTTTAAACAACGGAGGTTTTTGGGGTTAATCCACATTGGTAGGATGAGTGTTCTTTGACTTGTTGATAAGAGATTCGTAGTCGGATAGAAACATCCATTTGTTTCCTTTATGAGTAAGTTGCAATCCTCTACAGCATAAAGAAACAGAAGAAGGACAAAAACCATACTTCTTGGTTTCTTTCCCAGAGTTGTAAACTTTAATGAGTTTCTTTCCTTTTAATTGGCAGACTTTTGTAGAAAGCTTGCCGCTTGTTAAGGGATTCAAACTATTTTGGAGGTAGGTACACCATCTAAGGTTTAATACTCTATTGTCATATCTCTCAGTGTTAATATGGTCTACACAAGGCAGATTGTCATTGTTAGGAATAAATGCTGAGGCAACAAGACGATGGATATAAAACCTTTCTTTTGTACTATCTTTTACCAAAGTTACACCCAAATACTTACCATATCGTGACGGGATTAATAACCGTTGGCTATAAGAAGATTTAACTCTTCCCATAGAAGAAATCTCATACAAATCTTCATAGCCTGCAATAGGTTTCCATTCTTCTCCATCAATCGGTGGTATGCTGTAAAGTTTACGCGCTCTGGTCTTTCTTCTCCAATAAAGATTATTGGTTTTGCTATTATAGAAATTGCCATCTTTAGCTTCGAGTACATAATTTTTATCTACTTGTGGAAGAAAAAGCATAGCAACAAGACGAGGTACAGTGAACTTATAACCCTTGCCTTCCTTGAATAGTATAACACTATGTGCCCTTCTTCCTTTTAGTTCATTCAGAGTCATCAGATGTGGCTCTTTATAAACACTTTGGAAACGGTTGTTGGTATATCGTCCTAAAGAAACGATTCTACCAAACGAGGAAACCTTGTACAAGTTTTCAAACCCGACAACATCACGCCATTCCTCACCATCTAAGGTGATACTTCTAATAAAATCTTGATTGTTCATATCTGTCAACTTTTTTTAGAACGTGTCAACTAAAGAAAAGGGAAGAGGCGTTGACATACCTCTTATCAATGAGTTAATTACTCTCATCTATCCCCAATGCAAAGTTAATAATTAATTTTTAAAGGAAGAAATAATTATGACACCTATTTGGAATTATCCCTTCTCATGGGTCAACCGCCGTGGTTCCGCTGCAGTAGCTTCCACTGCCGTAGCGGTCTCTGCTACAGCTGTCACGTTCTCCTTCCGCAACCATGCTTTTGCATCGGTCAACTATCGCGGAACGGTCTTCGTTAAGCTGGCTCAGGCCATCCCTACTGGCACCACTGGCACGCTCCCTATTCTCTTCGAGACTAATGGAGCCACCCAAGCCGTCACTAAGTACAACGGTGCTCCTCTTACCGTCGCCGACCTCCCTGGCACTGGCATCTACCAGTTCTGGTTCGAACGCGACACTAACACCCTTCAGCTCATGTCTTGATGGGTATTGTCTAACCTATTCTAAAAGAAAGGATTTCTTATGTTTAGCGGTTTGCGTACTAATAGTATTTTTTATGTGCTTGACAAGAGCAACGAGCCTAAATTGCAGATTGGACAGGTTGTTTCCGTTTCCAATCCTCAGCCTAAGTTCCCCACCTATCAGCCCGGACAGTTCTCTCCTCAACCGATGGAGTCTGTTGTTGATGTGCGTGTTAAGCTTACCGATGGTGAAATGGATTTCAAGCAACTTCCTTCCAACGGTCAGATTGCCAACTCTGGCTCCCTTGTTGTGTCAGAGTCACGCGAGGCTATGTCTGCCGAGGTTGAGGCTATGCTCCGCCAGTCTCGTCAGATTCTCGAGAGTGTTGACTATCATCGTTCTGTCGTCTCTTCTTGCGAGTCCATGCTTGCCCAGCTCAACCCTCAAATAGCCGAGAAGAAAGCGCAGGAGCAGAAAATCTCACAACTCGAGACTAAGATGTCTGGCATCGAAGGTACTCTCTCCAATATCCAGGGTATGCTTGCTCAGGCTCTCAAACCTAAGGCATAAGGCATCCTTTCTCTTAGAAACTTAAAAACATTACGACTATGAATTTTGTTGTTGAAATTACAGAGGATAAGTTCTCCGAACTCACCGAGAACGCCGAGAAAATGCTTCGCTATGGAGGCAAGGTCATGTCCTGTCTCGACTCTATCAAGCGTGAGCGATATGGCGAGCGCAGCCCTATGCCCGACTATCGCAGCTCCGACTATCGCAACCGCGACCAATATCACCCCCGTCCCGATTATCGCGAACGTGAAGACTTCGCAGACAACCGCAGACAACGTGATCGTCGCGACTACGATAACGATTACTAATGTATAACTCGAGGAGAGTGCAGCCCTATAGCTGTTACTCTCCTCTTAATCCTATTTCACACATGAAATCTCGTCAATCTTTTTCACAATACGACTACCGTCCTCCCGAAATGCTTGCCTATCTCCGTCACTACGGCTATCATTTCTCGCGCCGTATGCACGACTTCGCTGTCTCTCGTATGCGTCGCGACAACAAGCCTATCACTCCTTGGACTAAGGAGAAGGTCGAGCAAGTTATCCACAAGTACGGCATAACTCTCGAAAACGCCATTGCCTACGACCATGTCTATGTCTTCAATATGGCTCTTGCCGATTTCTACGGTTCTTCCATCACCGACGAGCGTGCTCTTGCTCTCTTTGTCAAGGATTACGTCGATGACGAAGATCAGCCCGACGGTTTTATCTTCAATCGTTTCTATGCCGATTGTGCCCTTTCCGGCACGCCTATCCCATGGGAAGATATTTTAGACCCCTCATAGCCTATGCGCTCGCAGCAAATTTACCTTCATTCCTACGATTGGACGGTGCAGATATTTTATAATGTCCCTCCTTCAAGGGTCGATACTATCCGCAGACATCTTCAAGCTCTCGCCTGTCACTCGCGTCCTCTTGAAGATGCCTGTATTCTTGTCTCTCAATCTACCCCCGATACTGCTTTTACCTATACCAACATTTCTCTTCACCGCACCCTCATCGTTCTCTGTCCCTCTTCTTCTCCCTCTCAATTTCTCAACACCCTCACCCACGAACTTCTCCACACCACAACTCACATATCCGATTACTACAACATTCCTCTCAACACCGAATCTCCCTGTTATCTCCTTGGTTCTCTTGCCCAGGCTTCTTATTCTATAGCGCAATATTATTTGTAAACTGGTTTACGTCTTTTAGTAATATTCCTTTGCTGTTTTACAGATATTTAGTACTTTTGCAGCACGCAATAATAACTAATTTTAACAACAATGAAAGTACTCTTTCTTTCCCTAATGTTCCTCGCTTGCGCTACAGGCGATGGTGTCTACATTTGCACCGGGCCACAATCCAAGCGCTACCACAAATCCGCATCATGCAAAGGCTTGCGCAATTGCAGCCGAGAGATAAAACAAGTAACTCTCGAACAAGCTAAGAAGTTACACAAAACTCCATGTCATATTTGCTATAAACATGATCGTCAACAATGAGAATATTTAAAGATTTGATTCCGCTTCTTGTTTTGTTATGTGCAAGTTGCCTTATGTTATCATGTGGAGAATCCAAAGAAGAGCTCCGTCAACAAATAGCAGAGCGAGAGGCTGTTATAACACGACAACAACAGGAAATTTCAGACTTGGAAGATAAGCTTCAACAAATAAACGAATACGCATCTAACGCACAATCTTCAATAGATAATATGCGCGATTATGTTGACAGCTATGATTTAGATGATGCAGAAAGTGAAATAGATAATATATACAATGAATCAGAATATTAAAGTTTCAAAATTATCACTATTAGCAATAGCAATAATTGCAAGTGTTTCATCGTGTTCAAAAACCCGGCTCTCGGATTATATCTATTGTGAGCACAATCCTATAACACATCAGAATATAATTCATACTAATTCTTCTTGTTCAAAAATTCGTTATGGATATAAGATTAAAATGACCTCGTACTACAAATATACAGAAGGTTATGATGTTTTTTGTCCTGAATGCTGCTATGAGCCTGATGTTATTAGAATAACTAAAGGCGAAAACTTACAAAAATAAGTATAATATATTTTAATTTATACTAATTCTTAATACGCAAACTTGGTCACTAAACTAAGTTTGCGTATTTTTGTATCACAAAACCTCTTAAACCGTTTTCCTTGAATGACAAAAAATAATTACGATATTACCCGTTTGCAGCGCGAGGCTCTTAGAAAAGCCTACTGTGATGTATGCAAGCACTCCCGTCCGTGGAGTCAGCAAGACGCATACGTCAAGACTGCCAAGCATCCGGCTCCTCGTTATTATATCACGGCTAAAGAGGCTTACGAGAAACTTCGACGCATGGCCGTTGGCGACAACTCTATTGTCGATGCTTTAGGCGACTCAAAACGTCGGCTCTACTATTCGCTGTTCGAACGCATGAAGGAACTCTCACAGCGAAAGGAGTATGTCAACAAGTCCCTGTGGTTTCTGTGCCCTATACTTGTCTCGCTTCCGGCTCCCGAGTTCTTCTTGTCGCCACGCACGGTTAAAGATATATTTGTTAAGTACAGGCTTTATGGAAAGGATTTCCGACATCGTGAAGTGTATGGCAGTGGACGTAAAAGCAAAGCTACTGTTAACGATACTTAGTCTCTTCGGTTCGCTTCCTTATAGAGGTATGGGGGTTCTGGCTAACGATAGCCTGATCCCCCACCTCACTTACAGCTTCCAACACGCCAACATATGGCACATGCTTGCCAATTTGTTTGTTCTGTGGAACATCAAGCAAAAGATGAATGTCGTGTCGGGCTTTTTGATTGCCGTAGCTGCGAGCTTCTTACCTATGTCTACAGATAGGTCAACTGTCGGTATGTCGGGCTTGCTCTTCGCCATGTTCGGCATTATGTGGGGCAAGCGAGGCGACTTCAAAGGATGTCTTAAGGCTGGTATGCCCGTTATCCTTATAATGATGTTGATACCAGGCATTAATGGCCTGCTTCACCTTTATTGTTATTTGTTTGGTTACATTTGGTTTAAGTTGTTTTCATATACTAAGAAGGTCATTAGGTTAATAAAGAAAGGGTTTTAATACTTTTATTCATATTTTATAATTAAGAAGAAGGCAGTCCGTGATGGATAGCCTTCTTTTTTTATCTCATCTTTTCCGTAAATAGTGGCTGAAAATCCACAACCGTTCCGGCAAACGCATCCGTAGCAAGCATATTGCTTAGCTTATAACTTAAGGTGTAGTATTTCCATGGCTTGCCGTGCAACGAATGTAGCTCACACCAGTTCCTACAATCGTTTGAGCCATATATACGTAGCGCTATCTTGCCGTTCGCCGTATCAAAGAGGTGCAATATCTGATGTATTGTCTTTAGCTGCAACGACGAACCTAACTTCAGAGGACGTGTCGTAAATGTTCCGCTATATAGTGTTGTGTCGTCATTGATGTCTGGCTTCGATGTTAGTGATAGTACAGTCGCGTCATTGAGCTGTATGATGTTGTCGGGATAGTTATTCACCACAGCAATCACCTTTCCTGGCAACGATGCCTTGGCGAAGGTTCCGTCATGTATCGAATATACATATTCATATTGCTCCTTGGGGTTGATGATATGCAGAAGCGAGTCACGGTAGTCGTACGCTATTAACGAATCTCTAAGGTACCCAAGGAAGTCTCCATTGCCTACTTCAAGAAATTGCGACGGGTTGCGTCCTCGTAATTTGTCCGACACACAAGTCACCTTTCCTCCCGACACAGCCATAAGACCCTTGGCCGAAGTAAAGAATACAACACTGCCCGTTGGCGTTATCGATGCAGCATTGTTGCACACCTCGCGCGATATGGGGTAACTCGCTGCATACAATCCTTCCGAACTTACCGACATGCCATAAATGCCTTCCGTCGTGAAAACTAACAGAGGGTACTGGCCAAACTGTCCTTGTGATATTGGCTCTGTGTTGGCTACTATGCCGAGTATGTTGCCCGTGCCTACTGTGTTGTCTCCTGAGGCTTGGAAGACAAAGGGATTGTTCACTATTGAGGTGAATATCTGTGATGATAGAAACTCGTAGGCTGTTGGGTCTGGCGAAGGGCGGCTCACGTTCTCATTCGTAATCGTTGAATACAGAGGCAGTGTGCGGAATGCGTAGGCTCCATTAAGGCGCTCATGACGCTGTAGGGGTATACGGAAGCTTGCTGCACTTTTTGAGTCGTATACTATTACCTCGGTAGCATTCGTATCGGGATAGTAGAACCATGAGTTGGCTACCTCTTTTAGTGTTTCTACCATGTCTGATACTACCCATGTGTCCATTGTGTCGCTTACGATGTGCACAAAATACTGCAACCTGCAATCTCGCTGCACTATGTCCGAGTTGGCGATGAACGACGAAAAGCCTTTGAATGGATAACGCTTTACCCCAAAGAGGTTTAGTCGTTTGTTGTACGTATACATACTCTCTGGTTTCATCGTTGTCCATCCGTAATAATCGTCTACTGACAGTTGCTCCTGTTGTAACAGTGCGCTCACTACTCCTTGCTTTATTGGCGCATCCTTCCATACTGTATTGTATATCTTATCTATCTTTACAGAGAATAGTTTAAAGAACTGTGTCTTTGCCAGCAACTCGTCTATTATCTCGTCCTCTGTCTTGAATTTTTTGGGCAATACAATATCTCTTGCCGGGAATGTCTTGAGGTCGAACACGATTTTCTTTCTTGCATTACCTCTGAATACAGCCTCGTCATATCTCATTCCTAAGAAATCTACTACCTCTGTATTGTTTGTTTGTTCCGGATTCATGATGCTCCAATTGTCGTCTACATTAAAAGGTAGCACCTCGTCCGAAGCGAACACTACTATATCCTTCACTATGTCGCTCCACTCGTCTATGTCTTCTCCACCTACCTGATATTGCAGTTTTACGTACGAAGGACAATAGAGTAGTTTTAACGCCGAGCCTGTATCCTCCACTACCTCATGATTTTTCCATCCTACGGGCACAATGTAGTTGTTGCGTGTTATCGTAGGAAACACAGCCACGGGTGCCGATATACGTGCATAGGTACCGTCGAAAAGGCGTAGCGCAAATCGCACAAAAAAGGGGAATGCAAATGCGTTTTTCTCCTTGACAAGGTTTAGTATCAGGGATACATGGCCAGATATGGCTGTCTGCAAGTCGTCCACACGGTCGTCCTTTGGTCTGAATGTTTCGTATCTGGTGCCTGCTTCTAATGCGTTGCTACCAAGATGACTGAATGATCCGTCGTCGTTGTAGTAAGCACCAACAGTCGGATGGTCTACCAGGTAGTCTATGTCGCACAATTGGCTCTTCTTGGTTACAAGCTGCTCTATGATTGGTGCTGAGGTTCGGAATTTTACCCTTGGCTTGGGCAACTCATTGCCAAGATATTTGTACGTTCCTCCTTTATATAATAGGTATGCAAAGCCTTTGTCTGTGGCCACAATAAGCGTATTGCCTACTGACGATATATTGTTAAGGCTTTTACCTATTGGTATACTCGTCTGTTGTGTTTTGTCTATTGACGATTTTTCGAAGTCTACTTCTGCAAACGTGATATTGCCCAACACCTTATCGTATAGAATGGCATTGCAGTAGTCGGGTCCTTTGTGTATGTAGACCACTTGGTTGGTAACTTTACCTGAAAGAGGGGAAGGTAATTGTATAGGGTGCATTTCGCCTGACTTATACACCATTCCTACCAACTCTACAAGTTCCGTATCATCTGTCAACATTCCCGATGGCGATGTTGTTATTCCTTTTGAGTATGATAGCGATTTCTGCATATCTGTTTTCTTTTATATTGATGCCTCTGTCTTCACTCCGTCCGAATGTCCTCTTAGTCCTTCGTCTGTTCTCCACTTAGGCATTTCCATTTCATGTGTCGATACATATAGGGCTATGGCTGTTGACATCAGTACGTCGTCATGATTGCCCGAACCTTCGATGTTTCCAAGCGAACCGTCTTCCTTGCGCTCGTAGATACGTAGCTCATGATACATTTCTGTGTCTGGCTCATGCCAGAGTCCATCATCCACAAAAGCCTCAAGGTTATCTATCAGCCAGCCTTTCGTTATTTTATTGGTCTGGAATCCATACTTGGCAAGTACATTGCCCGTCGTGTCCTCAGGCGACGAGCGTCTCTGATACAGATTAGGATAGTAGTCCGCTATCTCATTGATTATAGAGCCGAAGTGGTCGCCCTCTGTGTTGTTGTTCTTCTCGCGGTCGGCAGTGTTGCTCTCTATCACAAGCAGAGCATCGTCGTAATAGTGTGCCAGGGCAGCTGCCTTCCATGCCAACACGTCATGTCTGCAATGTCCTCTGTATCTTGCCACCACACGCGGCTTGTCCTTCATCGATGGCATCATGCCCATTCTGTCAAGCACGGTCATTACGGTATAGTCCGAAGTAGACGACTTGCCTCCGATATCCACGCTCACCACATATCTGTCTGCTACACGCAATATCTTGTTGTTTGGCAAGCTCCATATCTTCAACTCGCCTTCTCCGTCTTCCCTTATCTTTATCTTTGCATTCTTTATAGCCTCCGTCGATTTCTCACCAGTGGTTACAATGTCTGCCATGTACTTAGGCTTCTTTACCTCGCCCTGCCTTAGGTCGTCTATTGAGTAAGGGTTGAACACAAGATTACCCGAGTTTCTAAATGCCTCTTCTTCGTCGATAGGTGCCTCGGTTGCACAGAAGGCGTGCGTCTTGAACTTGTTCCTGAAGTTTCTGTACCAGTTGATTGCCTGGAAACATGCGCCTTTCTCCCACATTCGCCAAAAGAACTTGCCCGTCTCTCTATATCCCTTGGGACAGGTCGAGCGGTCTTTGTTCTTCAACAGCCACATCGCAAACTCCCTCTCGTCCTCCACTGGCTCCATGTCGTTCTCAATGATAAAGCAGGGTATGAAGATGAATGCGTATGCGTCATTGTTCGATGGGTCCATTGCCAGTTGGCAACGGTCATAGAAGAAGCCCGAAGCTCCTCGTCCTGTTGACTCAAACACCTCTACGTTGTCTTCTATGTTATGTATGCCGCCCGAAATTGACGAGATTACACCCTCTGGGTCATGCTCTGGTGTCTTCTTCCAATATGCCACCTCCGAATAGTGGGCACAGTGGAAGTTGTTACCACGCACAGCATCAAAGTTATCGAATGAGGCTACCGTCAGCGTCGAACGTCTCAACGCCTTGTTGCCATCTGTCACAATAAAGTCGTCGGGTGAGTTTTCGTATGGCGATAGCATCAACTGTGTTCCTGGGTGTCCTATCGTCCATCCTTTCTGTCTTTCCACCGCCTTTCGGTACATCGCCTTAATCTTCTTCGATGTTCCTTTTACCTGCGACAGAACGATAGCGTTCCAACCGTCACGCCGAAAGTCTTGAATCCACTTAATATACAGCTGCGTCAATGTTGAGCCACCCCATTGTCGTGCCTTCAGAATTACAACACGTATTGCCTTCTTCTTGTGTCTCAGCTTCTCAAACAGATTGATAAGTCTTCTCTGCGGATAGTTTAGTCTGAACGGTATCATGTTTCCCGTTCTTTTGTCCTCAATCTTATCCGTCACAAACAGAGCAAACTCTGGGTCTTCTCTGAATCTCACCTTGAATATCTCAAAGGTCAGCAGCTGTCTTAGCTTCTGTGTTTCTTCCGATTCCTCGTCATACTCCTTATGTAGTACTTGTATCAGCACCTCCTTTATCGTGCCAAAATGCTGTAGGTTCTTATACAGCAGTGTTCGCATACACTCCTTCGGCACATACATCTTCGGAATGATGAAGTCTGGTATTTCAAGGCATATTCTGTTCTTAAAATCATAACAACCCACGCCTGTCCACGGGTCATACTCACCGAAAATTTCATCATATCGTTTCTTATTTTCGGCAAGCAATTTATCTATGTCAAGGTCGGTTATTGTCGTCATGTCTTATAATCCTTCGTATTCTTTCAGTTCCTCATAGTCCGCATCCTCTATCTTCGGCACAGGCTCTGCCCCTATAGCCAACGGATCGTCTGTCTTTGTCGTCGACAACGCCACCAATTCCTGGAAGTCCTTGTTTATGCCCACCGACACATTCACCTGCGACTGCTTCGGCACAACATGTTTCTGCATGTCATGATACAGCAGCAACCACGCTTTCGGGTCATGCTCCGCAAGCTCCTCAAACAGCTCCTCAAACTTTTCCTGATTCTTCGATAGCAAATCACGGATAAATTCCTTCTGTGCCTTTTTCCCTTTCGGCAACAGCTTCTTCCTGTTCTCCGACAAAAGAGGTATGTCGTCCAATGTCTTCACCATATATTTTCCTTTCCTTCGGTGTTACAACACCTCACATCAAAACGGATTCAAGTGTTTCCTAATCGTTCCCGGCAACACCCTACTGCTCAGTTCTTTTATCACCTTCTCTCCGTCCTCCAAGTTTTGTTTTCTGTCTATCGTTCTCTGGTCTCTCGATGTTAACGTGTTGGAGAGATATTCAAACAACGCCCCATCCACCACATACTTATGAATGGCTTGCACCAACGCATCATACACCGTCGCGTCCCAGTAGTCCGGCATCACCAGTATTATCTCTTTCTCCTGCCATTCTTTCAGTCCGTTCATTCTCGCTACTCCTTCTGGCTTAGCCACATAAGCCGACAGTATTCTTTCCACCGACGCTATATATTGGTCAAACCATCTGTAGAACATTGGTCTGTGCGAGTCCGCTTCCGATGTTGTCACCTCAGTCTCTTCCTGTGTCTTCCTCGTAGCCTTGTCTATCAATGATGTCACAGAGTCCACATCAAACAACAGCTGGTCTGCCTGTATATAGATGTGCTTTATGCTATGTCCGTATGCTCTCCTTGGTGGTTGTGGCTCAAGGGGGTTAGCTACTGGTATCCACCCTCTCTGTCTTGAAGCTACAAACGGATGCAATTCCGAAAAATCCTTTTTCATGTCCTTTTGTTTTTAATAGTACTCCTTCGACACTATCACCGTAAACTCCACATACACATTGTCTGTATGTCGTGAGAATAGTCTTATCCTCGCTACTCCCGTGTTACGTGGCACAAGCTCAAATGTCATTGGTGCTCTGTAGCGCATTATCTCCACTATGCTTGGGTCTTCCGAGCGTGCTTCAATGTCGTCTACTGCTCCTGCGTCAATACTGTACGACACCGTGGCATTCTCGTCCACACGCATTGTTATCTCGCCCTCCGCGTCTGTTCCGTCTACCTTTGCCGTTAGTGTTGTGGGATATTTTATTGTTGGTACTGCTGGAGCCGACAATACAAAGCAGCGTCTTATCGCAATCTCGTCCGCTGCCACTGCCGACTGATACGGTGCTGCCTGGTTTAGGTTGCCCAGTTTTACCCACCATTCGTAGCACATTGTGTCCTCTACAAACTTGGATACAAGTCTTGCCAACGTGTCTGTCAACGATCCGTTGTATCTTCGCGACACGTTTAGCGTAAACTCCACTATGTCGTTTGTCTTGTCGTTGTAGTATATGGCATTGTCGCCTATCGTCTGGGCTGTAGGCACATAGTAGTCTACAAAGATTATCTTTGCTTTTTCGAGTGCTGTTGTCAGGTCATGGTCCAATGTGCGCTCGTGCACCTCTTCGTCTCCTGCTATCTCGAAGTATGGCGTTTTCTGCCCTGGCTGTGCTGCCTCGTCTATCTTGCCTTTAAGATAGGTCGCTGCCTTTACAGCCTCGATTATCACGGATTTTATTATCTGGAATTTTATTATCATGGTGACTTACTGTTTTTGTTTATACCTATAGTTCAACCGAGCCTACACAGTCCGCGAGCGTCTTGTCCGCACTGCCTGGCGGTGTCTTCGTAAATATCAGTCGTGTGGCTGCAAGTAGCTGTGCCTGCACGTCCGTAGCATATTTCCCCGCAAGGTCTGGCAGCACCATCGCCAATACCGATTGCGTTACATAAGCAATGAGTAGCGACTTTACACTGTCTTGTGCTGCTCCTGATAGTGCATCGTTGCTTCGTGTAGTGTTCACAACGAACGCTATATATTCTGCTTTCTGTCCTCCTGCCTTCTTCCCAACTTCATACCCCGACAATACTGGCGACAGGTTCGATGTCACAAGCTGCGCTCCGTCTATTATGCATTGTCGCATTACCGTGTCTTCCACACTTGATAGTGTTGACACCGAGAACAGCGTGTCGCCCTTCTGTGTGCTATGGTGTTTTCCTATGATGGACAGTTGCCGTTTTACGGCTTCTTTCACATCTTCAATATATATGGCTATATCCATATTTTACATTTTTATATTATTGCATCAAGTATCCTTGCGCTTGTTCTACTGCCTGTTGATTTGCCTCTGGCACTACTCCGTTCTGTGGCGCTTGCTGCCCCATTGCCTCTTGCTGCGCCCTTAGCTCTTCCATATTACTCTGCACGTCCTGCAGCAGCTTGTCTGCAAACGGCTCATTCAGGTTCTGTAGATACTGTATGATGTTGATGGCTCCCTTGTCAAACAACATGTCAAGCTTGTCGTTTACGTTGTTCTGATAGGTGGCTGTAGCAGCAGCGTTCTTGATAGAAATCTTGAACATTATGTCTCTTGCGCCCAGTCTGTCATACTCTATCGGGTATGTGCTATCGCTATTGAAGATGGGTCGGCCGTCCTCATAGTATTGCTTTATTGTCATGCACTTCTTCTGTGCAATATTTTCAGTAAACGATTCCATGTCTTTCAGTATCGAGTAGAGCGAGGTCGAGGCATTCTGCGACTCTTGCGCATATCTCGAGGCCGATGTTCCCGCCGTTGGTGTCTTGCCTTGCAATGCGCCCGACACATTCGACACTTCGCGCATCAGGTTCAGCTCCATCTGCAACAGCTCGTTTGTTCCAAGATTCACGGCGTTCGACGTGATAATGTCTGGCCTTGAGTTTGGCAGCGTTGCTTTTGGCGTGTAGAATATCATTCCGTCATACTCCGTCGCTTGCTCGGCAAACTCGTCTGGTGTCATTCCGTCCAATACCTGTGTAGGGATAAGCCATACACCCTTGGCCGACGAGCGTATTGCCATGTCGTTCATTATTATCAAACGGTTTATGTATCTCTGCTGGTCTATCACGTTTGCCATGAACGGATGTATTTCTCCGTTGATGTACGGATAGAGCTTTATCGTGAATGGATGCGATTTAAAGTCGTATGGCGTCTCTCCGCTGCATAGCACGGTTCCGTCTGGTGCCATAAACGTGTAGTACCAATACTTGTCTGCCACTTTCTTTGCCGTGATATAGGCTCTGTCTTCTGGCGGTACTCCCATCAGGTCATACTGCTCCTTTCTCTTCACGTTCTTCGCGTTTAGCTCCGCTATCAACACTTTGTCGTCACATTCTATGCGGAAGTAGGCATCACTTTCGTTTTTCGCTATCGGGTCGTAGCATTGGTATCTGTATTTCGTTTCCGTCGTCCACGCTTCTATTACTCTCACGTATCGTCCGCGCTTCGACGGTATATCAAATGATATGTTCGACAGGTCGTTTGTGTCGTTGTGCATAGTTCCTTCCGTCTGACTGTCGTCTGGGTCTATGTCGAATATTCTGTTCAGGTCGTCTATGCTCAGTCCGTACTCTTCCTTTGCAAATTTCTTGTACAGGTCGTTTATAGACTCGTCATGCAGCACGCCTATCAGCGACAGGTCAAGATGTCTTGGGTCTGATCCTCCCTCCCAAAATACATAGTTTGGCTCTATGTAGTCTGTCCACGAGTCTTCTATCTCCTGTGTTCTGTCTTCGTATGTCTCTCGGCACACCATTACTCCTCCTACAAGGTAGTCTTCAAGCGCGTGCTTCAACAATATCTCCATCTGCGTGTTCTGCCAGTTGCATTGCATGGTTGCCGACATCATATCCGAGAGTGACTGTGAAGAGCGTGTTCTTGCAAAGCACACTGGCTCTGTACCTTGCTTTGCGTACATTCCCACAAGTGTGTTCAATATCGACACCATCACATTGTTCGACAACGGCACTGAGCCTTTCCTTTTCAGGTATTCTCTTTCCGTCATGTCATAGTAGTATCCGTTCTTGTACACTCTCACTGTGTCGCCCCATTGGTCGCCGTAGCAGTATCTCTTGGCCCTGTCTCTAACCATACGCACAGCCTCCAGGTTGTTCCATGCCTGCCAACATCGCTGCAGCAGCTCATAGTCCGTCTTCTTGCCCGACTGTCTTTCCTTACGTCTCCGTACGGTGTCAAACGTCTTGCCCGAAGTCGGCATTACACGTGATAAGGTGGGTATATTTTTCTGCATATTTCTATCTTACGTCATTGTCTATCAGCGCAAAAATACTCTAAATGACAGCGCGAAATGCCGTGTTTCGTCTGTACAAAAGTTGCAAGTACGAAACACGGAAAAACGGACGCAAAAAATCGGGATATTCGCAAGCGTAAACTAAAATATGTAGATACCCGGAAAAGGTAAAGGATAATACACCTTATTATATATAAAAAATATGGCAGAAGAAAATAATGAAATCAAGACCGAAGCTCAGTCGCAAGCAGCGGCTACAGCTCCACCCGTAGACGACCGACCCAACCGCAAGGCTTTCTCCGAGCGTTTCTCTAAACGTCATAAGGACATCGACTTTGAGGATAAGGAGGCTCGCTATGGTGCTATGAACGACGATGCCGACGCTCTCTCTCGCTACGAGGAGGATGGCAAGGCTCTCAGCGAAATGTTCGACAACAACCGTTGGCTCGCAGCTATGGCTATGGACCTTAAGAAGAATCCCGACCTTAACCCTATCGAGTGGATGGCTTCTCAGGGCATCGACATCGGTGCTGCTATGCAGGACGAGAAGATAGGCAAGGAGGTGGCTCAGCAGATTGCCGACTTTCAGCAGAAGAAGGCCGATGAGGAAAACCACGAAAAAGAACTTGTTGCCAACCTCCAAAAGTCGGCCGATGCTATGGACGAACTTGGTCTTGACGACGACGCTAAAGCCGACCTTTGGGAGAGTTTCTTCAAGGTTATCGGCGACGCTGAGGATGGTATAGTCTCCACCGAGACGTGGCAGCTCTTCAAAAACGCGCAAAACTACGACGCTGACGTGGCTTCGGCTCGCGAGGAGGGTGCTATGCAAGGACGTAACGAAAAGATTCAGAACAGGGTCAAGCGTTCCGAAAAGACCGAGATCCCGCCTTCTCTCAGTACTAACAGTGGTGTGTCGCCCACCAAAAAGAAGTCCAGTGGCTTCTGGGATGGTCTGGTTTAAAAGTAAAACACATTTTATTATTTATTAATTTCTAAAATATCAATTAAATGAAACACTATCGGTTTATTAATTTTATTAAAAGCGGACATTTCCTTACTTGGCTCTTACTCATGCTTCTCTCCGTTGTAACTGGCGGCTCGTCGCTCATGGCTGTTGCCGACAACGTTGCGCCCCAGATTGGCGATGAGGGCAACACTCCCGCAACCGCTGCAGAGGTTGCTGAACACGAACACGTTGAGGCTGGCAAGAGCGACCTCAATAGTCCCGGTGGCAAAAAGGATGGTCAGGATTTGACGGGAACTCAGGCTTCATCCACCCAGCTCAAAGAGGGTGGCATGATTGATGAGGAGTGGGACAGAAACATCGTAAAGTTCTATCCATACAAGACTCCGCTTCTCAGTATCGCCCGACAGGTTGCCTCTAAGGTTCCTATCAAGAACTGGACTGCCAAACACATGCGCATCGGTGGCGAGACTCTCGACGGTAAGACTACTGCCGAAATCACTGGTGGCGACACCATCGAGCTTAACTCTACCAACTTCTCTGGTTCTCTCCGTCCGTTCTACAAGTGTTCTACTGTCTTTGTTCCCGATGTTGAGGGTTACAAGGAGGGTTCTAACACCGAGCACGAGGGTATTCTTCAGCTCTATGTTATCGAGTCTAACGGCAAGAAGGTCGTTCTCCAGGCTACCAACGGCAAGGCTAAAAACAATGGTACTCCAGCCGACGACCTTGACAGTATGACCTGCCCGGACATTCCTTCTGGCTCTGTCTTACTTGTTGGCGCAACTGCCGCAAGCGAGTCTCAGCTTATGGTTCCTCCTGAGAACATGCAGCCTCGCGAGAAGGAGGTTTGTGTTCAGAAGAAGCTTCTCAACATTCTATTTACTACCGACTTCGAGAAGGTACAGACCAAGGTACCTATCTCCGTCAACGACCTCAAGGCTGACGCTATCATGAAGTACAACCTCCGCGCCGAGCGTTCTTATTGGTTTGGCTCTAAGCGACGCATTAAGACGCTCACTGAGGATGGTGCTGTTGAGGATGTTTACTTTGCCGAGGGTATCTTGCCTCAGATTACCAATAAGTATGCTATTGGCGACGTTCAGGAGTGGGCCGACTGGATTGCTCTCTCAAAGCTCCAGTTTACAGAATTTGCAGAAAATAACCATGCTTACGTCTTCGCTGGTAAGAACTTCATCGAGCGCATGGAGAAGATGAAGATTGACAAGGATGGCAAGAACGACATCATCAATCACGACGAGTTCGACCTTACCTTCAAGCGCATCAAGGACACATTCGGTACTTTCGATGTTGTTTGGGATCAGACTCTCGACCTCATGCACATGGAGGACTTTGCCGTTATCATCGACCTTAAGGCGAGTCGTCGCTACGTTCGTGTTGCCAACAAGGAGCGCACCAACGACATGTCTAAGGGTGCAGGTGCTATCCGCGACGCTAAGCGTTGGATTCACGAGGAGGCCGATTGTATCGCTCTCCGTGGCTACAACTCTATACTTGTTGGTCCTGAGGAAAAGATTTCTAAGCTTGGCGGGTCCACTCTTACCACTATCATCTCTGCTCCCAAACTCCCCGCAACTCCGTCAGCCGGCATGAAGGTTGCCCTTACCGAGGACTACGTCTCTGGCGATGTTCAGTACGACAAGGGTACCGTCTACTACTACAACGGCACCAAGTGGGAACTCTACAAGGGTCAGGACGTAGCAGCCTAAAGATTATTTTATTTCCGTAAAGCCCTCGCTGAGCAACGGCTTTGCTCGCTAATGTCTCAGCGAGGCTTATCTTTAAAATACCAAAACGCAATGATTAAGATATATAGATTAAAAGAGGCACTAAACAATAGCCATCATACTCTCGTTGGTGCAGGTGGCAACAAGGTTCACTACGAGTTCACAGGTGGTAATATCATTACAGGCACTTGTCCCGAATTATCTCTTAAGGGCAAGTATTATCAAGACCTTCTTGAGAGCAGTAAGCTTTTCAAGTCTGGTACTGTGGTGTTGATCCGCGAAATCAAAACCTCCGACGACAAAGACCCCGTTCCTACTACTAAGCCGACCCCCGAGAAGAACCTGGATAGTGTCGATTCTGTCACCACCCCCGACGAGCTTCTTGTCTACGTCAACACCAACTACTCCAAGAATTTCACCAGTCCTGCCAAGGCTCTCGCTTTTGCAGCTAAGGAACGCATCGTCTTCCCCAAACTGTCCCTTGGCGAGTAGTTTCTTAAAGCATTAGTTATGACTATCTCCGAAATCATCAACAAAGTAAAATGGTGTATCGACCACGAGACTCATGAGGATGCCAAGCTTGCCGACAACGGTGAGGACTCCTACATGGATAATATCATACGTGCCAAAATCAACGACGCACGCCGATGGCTCGCCGTAGCCACCTCCCAATCCACCACCCTCTCCTCATCTCCAAGCTCCTCATCCTCCACCAGTGTTACAACACTCACTATCACCCCCTATGATGGCTTTACCGACATCGCCACCATCACCATCCCCTTGTCTCTTTCCACCGTCACCTTAACTCGCGTACGTCTCTCGTCATGGCACAAGGCTGCCATACCTATTCTCGACACCTCCGACGACGCCATGCTTATGTTCGACGACACTGCAAAGGGTACTGTCAACCGACCTCTCGCCACTGTCATGCAAGGCTCTCCCACGAGAATCCTTGTTCAGCCTTACACCTCTGCCGACACTGCCGAGATTGTCTATATCGGTATAGCTTCCGACATCGACACTTCTTCTGATGATACCACCGTAGATATTCCAACCATCCACGAGTCTGCCTTCATCTACTACATTGCCTACCTCTTGCTTACCGCCTACCAAGACCCACGTGCGCAAGCAATGTTCGCTATCGCAGTCCAGCTGACAGGCTCCAAACAGTCCGTATAGTTATGTACACTCTCACTGCATCATACTCTCCCGAAGAGCTTGCCTGGATCACTCCCGAAGTTCAGTTTAAGCGTGACATCTACCTCATCGTCACCCTCAAACGCCCTGGCAAACTCATCATCCGGCAACGTGTTTCCGATGGTTCCAATCCGCGCGTGCCTATCCGACGTCACAAAGATATGACCTCCTTCAAGCTCCGCCTTACCATCCTCCCCGAAACCGTCGGTCTACAAATTTTCACATCTACCGAACCAAACGAAATTAAATATGCCTACATTTAGAGAAGACCCTAAAATCGGTTCTAAGGTCCCATTAATCAAAACTGCCGACCTTAACGACAAGTCGGTCACTGAGAAGAAGCTCGCCGACGGAAGTATAACTAAGGATAAGATTGCCACTGGTGCAATAACAAAAGACAAACTCTCAGATGATATTCTGAATGGTATTGCGATTGAGAGAATAACAGAAAAAGAAATCGAAGAAATAGTAGGAGAGAAAGGAGACATAAAATGAATAAGTTTGTAGATGATAAAGGACTTAAAAGATATACTGACAATATGAAACTTCTTCTTAAGAAGAAAGTTTCTAAGAAAAGACCTTATGGTCAGATAGTTATTAGTAAGTCAATAGATCCAACATCGTATAATTGGGGAACAATATATGCTTTTCGTGGACATCCGTGTATAACAATATGGAGTGATAATGAAGTTGAGACATTTAATATAATTATTCGTGATACTACGGATAAAGATGTAAGTAATACATATCAATCATCAGGAACAGTACTTACTAACACAAAAGCTAAATATGTTCATTTTATACACTTAATAGGATATCCAAATATTTCATGTGGTTTTAAAATGTTTACTCCATATACAAAGGGAGATACTACTATACATTTACAAGAAATTAAGATTCCAGCGGATAACCTTACTGGTACTTCAAAAAACTACAGTTGGGTTAATGGAAAACGTGTGACAAGTAAAAAAGGAACTTTTAAAATAGCTTGTGAAATTTTGAGATATAGATTTGGCGAGCTTCACCGGAATATTACTGATCTTAAAGTAAAGTCTTATATAACAAATGGAGTTATTGGAGTACCATATTGGAAGCATGGTGTATTTCGAGGTAAACCTTATAGAGATAAATTTCCTAATAAAAAGAAAAAATATACAAGATTTACGAGAAAAACTTCTGGATTAGGTGGTGGTCTATGGCTTGTACGTTTCTATGATAGAAAAAGTAAGACATATATGAATGATGTAAAAGTATATGTAAGGAAAACTAAAGAAGGAAAGCTTATTTTCAAAAGGACATAAAAAATGGGTAGCGTTAGGCAAAGAGGATACTACACCACAAGGCATGTACTTCATCAACCGTCTAACTTACCACCCATTGCAAAGATACTATATAATATTCAGTTTTGCAAGAGTTTGAGTAACAAAATAAAGATAAAATATAAAGTTTAACAAACAAACAATTATGACAAAATTTGTAGACAGTTTAGGACTAAAAAGATTAGTCACAAAGATTAAGGAAGCAGTTAGTAAGGGAACCTGGTTGCCTGTGAAAAAAGGAGCTAACTTCTATTCTATTGAGGAGGGTTATGGTACTACAGCAAATGGATATGCATCTCTTGCAGAGGGTCAATATACTACTGCATCGGGCAGTTCGTCGCATGCAGAGGGTTACTGGACTAAGGCACGTGGTAAAGCTTCACATGCCCAAGGTTCTTATAATTATGAGGATTTATCATTTATTGATACGGTTGGTGTAGGTAACAATGATTCTCATAAAAAAAATGCTTCTGTTATATATGTAGGAAGAGATAACGATGAGGATATTAACCTAAGTGATCCTAAAAATGGCTACCAATATCTTCTTGGTGTAGGCGGATATCAAGGTAAAAATATTGCAGAAGGTATGAAGAGTGTGCAAGAAGTGATAGCAGACCTTGAAAAAGGAGTAGCAGCATCAGAGACTATGACTGTTGAGGAGATTAGGGAAATAATGAGTGCATAGAAATAAATGAAAAGATAAATAGTAACATAAAATTTTTAAACAAATCGTTATGACAAAGTATTTAGACAAGGTAGGCCTTACAGAGTATACTAAGCTTATGAAGGCTCATGTAGCAAAGAGTACATTGAAACTTGGTGAATCATCTGGTACGGCTTATGACGGAGCAAAGGGTAAGGCAAATGCCGACTTCATCAATGGAGTGAAAAACGGTAACCTCGCTCTTGTGTCACCAGAAATCAGAGGCAGATGGAGTGTGTTCAACGCAGCTGGTACAGTAGTGGAATCAATGGGTTCATCATCAACCTCTCTGTCACTTGAAAACGGTTATCAAGCATCATGGACAGGCTCATTCTTATATCCAGCAGCAAAGGAAGGCCAGAAAGTTCCAACAAGTGTATCTGGTAATTGGACTGCACTTCCAGCAGCAAATACACCATCTGCAACATACACAACCCCTAAGAAGGTAAAAACTGACACCACCATCTCTGCAACCATCGCAGCTGCCAAAACTGGTCTTATGGTTGTTGGTTCAGATGTAAAGCCTGCAAGTGGCAATGACACAAAGACAGCATCTGCAAGTGTACATTTCTATCATCGCCGTTATTTTGGTTTGGCTTCAGTATCAAATATAACAGCAGATGTTATAAAGGGTTTGAGTAAGACAGACCTTAATAATTCACGCACAGCAAAGCTTGAAGGTATTTCGGCAACAGATGCTCAGTACTATGTAATAGCTTATCCAAAGATAATGGGTGAGTTGACCAAGATAGTACAGAATGGAGCCACACCATTGCTGAATGGAGGTTTTGAAAAGAGTGAGGTAACAGTGACAAATGCAGCTGGTGCTTCAATAGTTTACTTGGTATACCGTACAGTAAACCCAGGAGCATTGAAGGATAACTCATTCCTGGATATAGCATAAATAATTGTTTAACATTAAAAACATAAAAAAGATATGGCATTAAAACAAGCAAATACGCTGGCTCCAAGTAATGTGTCAGCAACAGGTTTTGCCTTGGCAGACGCAAGACATATTGGAGGTCATAAAGTTGTAGCAAGTCTAACGGCTTTGTATGCATTGCAGGATTGGCAGCTGCTTAATCCTGGAGAAACAGACACAGCATTGGCATTAGGTCAGCAGTGGTATGTTAAGGGAATTGGTTTTTATAGACTGACCAACTGGGCTAATCGTAAAACATCAAGTGGTTGGATAAAGGAAGTAGATCCAAATAACATTGACACTACTCTGTTTCAGATTGTTTCTGCTCTTCCTACAAGTGGTATTAATAAGAATCGTATATATCTTGTAGCTTCGGCAAACAGAGACCCTAATGGTAAAAATATATATGCCGAGTATATCTATACTGGTGATACCTCAGCCACCTATGACGCAACCAAGTGGGAGAAAATTGGTGAATATACACCAACAGTGGACCTATCTCCTTACATGAAGTTGGAGCAGAAGGGTGTGGCTAATGGTGTAGCTACATTGGATGCAAATGGCAAGGTTACTGATGGACAGTTGTGGGATGCAACAAGCGAGAATCATGGCTTGATGTCAGAAGAAGATAAGAAAATTCTTGATACAATCAATGATGAACTATATGCGGGTAAATACTCTGATGTATGTAAGTTTGATGATATATTTACACCTATTATAGATGTGGAGATACTTCAGAATTCACTTGCTGAGTCTGTTGTAAACTATGATATTGTCTATCTTACAACTAAAAATATGTTTGTAGCAAGACATGAGGGTAAATATTATAATAACTGGGCGCATAGAGCAGAAACCTTTGGTGACTCAAATACTCCAGTAGAAGGTAAATTGTATTTAAAGAAAGCAGGACAGATATCAGTGGCTGATTCGATTGCATCACCTACTTTATATACGGGTGATAGTAAAGGTCTCTATCCTCTTGCTAATCAGAACGATATTCAAGTAATGTCTAATGAGGAGATTGATGCTTTGTTTGCATAAACATAAGCTATAACAAGTAAACAAAAGTGGTGGACCCTTTAGAAGGTTCACCACTTTTTCTTTTCTTTATTCTATCCTATCCAAATCTTCTACAGCCTCCTGCATCTTTCTATTTATCGCCTCATTCACCGCCTCAACAACGGCCTTATCTTTAGCTCTTTTCAGAATCCTGCGCTTGGCAGCAATGTATCTATCAGCAGCCTCATATATCTTCAGCTTTCTTCCGTCCTTGCTCTGCGAGAGCTTGAACTTAGTTGCCGCATTATGAATATTCTTAGCAGTATCTGGTGTATTCGTCTTCATCTGCTGCATATTGTATTTCAGCCGTTCAAGTTCGTCAGCGTAGTTATACCACTTGGATTTAGTCCTCTGCATGTCATTACCCTCCTTCGGAGTATAGTTGAACACTCTATAGAATGGAATAGTATTCGGGTCTACTTTATCCCATTCCTTATTAAAGCCTTCTGCAAAGCCTTTATCATCCTTGATGCCCGACACGACACCCTTCGCAAACGACTTGCCTGTTTGATACATTCTACCAATCGTGGCACCAGTTCCACCAGTATAACCCTCGACGATATGCTGCAATCCATAAGGAGCAGTAAAGAAGTCTACAGCATCAGCCATCATACCACTACCTTTCAAGTCCTCGTTCGTGCTGTCGATACCGTTGAAAGTCTTGTTAGCCCACTTATTGATGGTCATGTACACATCGTTCGTGCTGTCATAGGCGCGCTTCCATCTTGGAGCCTTGTCAAGATAATCTTTGTCACGGTATATTGGTCTGCCCGTCCAATCTCTGTTGAAAGCAAGTTCAAATTCTGGCTTCGCTATTGTCGGAATCACAGAGAGAGCAACATCTTCGCCCAACTCTTTTATTCCGCTCGATGGAGAATGATGTCCCAGGAAGTCTGAGGCAGGAACAAGCTGTGCCATCTGTCCGATAATGTCCCATCCTATTTGAACGTCACTCTTTAGGCTTTCGTCAACGACATACCCGGCTGCAATATCACCCAAGCCATAGAATGCTCTAAGCTCTATACCCATAGGTATAGTCTTGAACTTACCGCCTCCCCAATATATACATATATTATTGCGACGTTTCCATTCTGGCAATTCCGCGTATGGATTCTTTACGCCATTGCGTTTTTTCTCGTCCTCTCTACCAATACGCCATAGATTGAATAATGCAACAGCAAGACTCAGTCCAAAAGGCATTGCGCCAAAAGCAATCGCGGTTGTTTTTGTATTATTGTAAAGATTCTTGGCAAAAAGGTTTGCACCCTGCACACCTGCATTATAGAACATAGTGTGATTCTTCATCCAACTGTTGAACCATCCTACAGGCTTTCTGAATGCAGTATCCGTCTTTCCATCATACCCTGTCTTCAAGCTCTTTATTGCATCGCCCGAACCATGACGGTTGAAGTTTGAAGAAACCTCCTTAGCGTCATAGATACTCTTGCCTATGCTTCTACCGCGCTTTCTTGATACACAGTAAGTGGAGTAGCGAGCTACGTTTTCTACAACCTCATTCGCCAATTCGATGAACGCACCGCCTTCTTTCAGCTTTTTCATAAGCCATCGGTCGCCTTCTTTATTTCCTGTCTTTACAAGGTTCTCATATTCTTTTATTATGTCCTCGTATTTCTTTAACGAAACAAAACCTGTCTCACCGCCATTGTCCATGAACTCCTTAAACCAACGTTCTTTCTGATTGTTTGCATCCAAGCGTCCATCCTTGTAGCGTCTGAACATTCCAAGATAACCGCCATCAAAGCCGCCATCCTTTCGTCTTACCATAGACCCCCAGTTTTTCGCATACTCCATGCAGAAGTCCCAAGTATAACCCATTCCTTCCTTTACCACCAAGTTTGCCGACCCAGCGGTCAGGTCTCGTACAAGGTTTGAAGACACAAAGTCCGGATTAAGCGAAGTGTTCAACTGGGCGCAATATCTGTTCAGTTTTGCCGACTGTTCCGTTGCCCAATGTTGTGTGCCCGAGTCTCTGAGCAATCCATTAATAGCTTGTGCTGCTCTTGGGTTTCCCTGGCAAACAAATCTGCGCACTCTGCCGTTCACGTATACATTAACTATATGTTGGTTCATGTCGCTGCTGCGCTCAAACTTATAGCCAATGTCGCTTTTCCTTCTCGCTATCTTTGCCTCGCCATGAGCTTGCTTTGCCTTCATGGTGTCCTCAAAGGTGTTCAATATATCGTTGATCTGCTCTTGGGTTGAGTTTTCGGGAATGTTCGGCATTACTTCCTCCCATACCTCATTACCGTCAACGGTATGCTTCTCCACCCAAGGCTGAATCTCCACGAATATTCTATCCTTAGCGTCCCCCTTCTCATAGGCTTCCACAAAGCGCATGAAGTGTTGTTTCTCCACATTCTTGCCACCGTTCAATATGGACGATTTTGCCAAGGCTGATATTTGTGCCAATACGTTCACGTCACTAAGGCTCTCACGTCCTCTTGCCTTTTCAATCACAGAACCTATGTAGTTCTTTGTGTCGCTACCCGATATGTAGCCGTACACATCTTCGGCAACTGTATCGTCGAATTTTCTTAATGGAACATACCAGTCGAACATTTCTTTCAAATGGTCTCTTCCGTTTTTATCCATGAATCCGTTGGCATACACTTGGTCTATAGTGAAGTCGGTAGCTTTCTTCTTGGCATCCCAAAAGCTCTTCACCAAGTCTGCCCCAAGCTGGCTTTCCGTGCTCATCACCTCGTCTATAACGTTGGCATCGTCATACTCCTCGCCTTTCTTCACGTCATAGATTCCGTGCATACCCGAATAGTCATGCTCCTCAGCCTTGAAGTCCTTGTCCAAGTTCTGCACAATCCACTCGTCCATCTGACGATAATACTCTCTCAAGTCTATCTGTCCAGAGTCAAGCTTCTGTCTAAGGTCGCTTCTCTCGCCCTTCCAAGCAGTCTCCAAAGCATCAATACTATCGGATTCTTCACTCTTCACTTTTCGTTCTTCCCTTATCTTGTCTCTTACGAATAGTACTCTGTTTCTCTCCAAACCATGCTTCTTTATAAAGTATAGATTGGCGTTTCGTGTCTGCTCTGCTCCGTCCTTGCCGGGCATTGCCGACACCACTTTCTTGAAGGCGTCACCTAATGGCTCGGTGTATTCTCTGTCGTATCTCTCGCACATCTGCATAACCATACTGCCCATTCTGTTATGGCATTGCAATGGATTGAAGGCCGAAGGAATATCTGCATAAGCATCCTTCACACCCGAGATTATCTGCATGGCTTCCTGCAAAGACTGCATATCGTCCACGGTACTCTCCTTGAATGCGTACCATTTTGTGCTCAATCGTCTGTTGTATTCCTCAATTTTCGATGCTGTCATTGGCGAGGTTCTATAGTGTACATGTCCGTCTGTAGCCTCGTCAAAATCTTTCTTGTTAAGGTCCAACAGCCCATGCTTCTTGCCGTTGTTGTCGTACATCATACCGTTCTCTTCTACAACGGATAATGTCTTCTCATGCTCTATCTTCCACCTCACAGCCTCAGCTCTCATCTTCCACAGCGGACTGTCTCCATGCTTCTGCACGTTCTTCGCAAGCCACAGCATATACTTCACGTCCTTCACGTTAGGCGAAACTCTGTAGCCTATCTCATGCAGGGCATCTGTCACCTTATTCTTAATGTAGTTCCAGAATCCAGGCTCACCCTTTCCGTCCTCTGCGCTCTTGGCGATAAACTCCTCAATAGCGTCATAGAATCCAAGGTGATTCATGTTCATCTTTTCCTTCACATAAGCTCTCAGCTCAGCATTGATAGGGTTATCCAAGTCCATCCAAAGACTTCTCATGTAGTCATTGAATTTATCTCCAAGCAGCCCTCTCATGCCCTTGTGTCCTACGGTCTCGTGCCATACGGTTTTCTCCGCGGTATACGAGTCATGGATATTAGGCATATACAGATGCACTTCGCCCGTCTTCTCGTCATACCAGCCAGTCACCTGCTTGCCGTTCTCTATGTCCTTGCGCACCTTCGGGTTCTCAATCTCCTCAACCGAGTTCACCATCTTCACCTTGCCTCCAGTTCTCTTGGCAACCTTCTCCACGGTCTTGATGATACGCTCGCTCACAGCATTCGAAGTCCCCGAAGTCTTCTCAGGTGTTACAACACCATCGCCTTCTTTTCTAAAGAAAGTCTCCCCATCTGTTAAATTTTTACTCTCATCAAGCAATTTTTTGCCCGAATCGTAGGATTTCTCAACTCCTTGCAGTAACTTTGCGGTTGAAATATAACCGTTGGTTGTACTGTTCAAAGGGAGACTGTCGGATTCGTTCGCTTTCTCGGAACCTTCCGACGTTATATTTTTAGAGTTGCTTGGTGTCGTGTCCAAAGGGGAACTGTCGGGTAACACCGCTGTGCCAGGAGCGTCAGGCAGCTCTATCTTATTATCAATAGAGTTGTTTGATGCATCCGAAGGTGGTCTGTCGGGATTTTCTCGCTTTCCAGGGGAGTCAAGCAGCTCTATTTTTGTTACCTCATAGCTGTGAGGTTTGTTTTCTTCTCCTCCTCTGAACTCTTGCATAGTAGTCTTCACACGGTATATCTTACCGTCCATCTCTACTGCGCCATAAAGTCTATGTACAAGGATATTGTTTCCATATCCAAGCTCGGCTTTTCTTTTTCCGGTTTCGTCCTTTACGTTATAATCCGCGTGAATCTCAGCCTCGATGCTCTCATGGATAACATCTGTAAGTTTGGGAAGTACCGAAAGATGAATGTCAAGATTCTCACTTTTACGAACAGCACTTTCTGAAAGATATTTTTCAACAGCCCTTTTGCTGATTGTATAAGATGTACCATCGCGCATAATAGGCATTTCTGTCTTTCCCGTTGTTACAAGGTTTTCTTTTGCCCATTCTCTGGCATTTTTTAAAGAAGTTTCAATATTGTCACCAAAGGGAGATTTCTCAACCTCTACCACCTTCACCTTCTCCTTATTCAGATTAGGCATAACGATTCCTTTCTCCTCCACAGCTCTGTCTCTCACAGCGTCAAAGTGTTCCTTGCTGTCTGAGAAGGTATCGCCAAGCTCCATGCGGTAATGGGCATTTGCCTTTCCATACACCTCTGCAGCATGCTCCATTCTGTACATCACACCCTTGCCATCGTTCTGTTTCTTCAAGTATCGTTGCATTTCCTCCTCGGTCATGCCAGCCAACTTGCAAGTCAGTTTCTTTAGCTCCGCAATCACAGCCTGGCTTGTCTCGTCTCTCGTATAACGCTCATACTCCTCAAATCTCTCGTATGTACCCGAAAGAATACTCTTTCTCTGCTCAGCGTTATATTCACCCAAGTCAAACATAATAGAGTAATCGTTGCGGTCTCCTCTCACATGCACATTAATACCATGCTCGTTCAAGTTCACCGTCACGTCTTTCAGTTCCTTCAAGTCCTTGGCTGTCTGCTTGCTCTTCTTCTGCATTATCGTATTGGTGTCGATAATGCGGTCAGGCATTTCTATATCGCGCAAATCCTCAAAGAAATCCTCTATCTTATCGTAGTGACCACCCAAGTTCACTTTCTCTACGCTGCCAGCCTTGGCTCGCATAGCCTCGTTGCTTATCTTGTCCACTACTACCACACGGCATACTACATTGGTACCTGCCTGTTTGAACACGATGTCTGGCAACTCCACCTCGGCACGCATTACGGCTGTCTTCTCACCATTAATCCACTTCTCAAACTTCTTGTCCGTTGAACCTCTCGGTATAATAGCTACCACACGACCGCCTTCCTCCAAGTGTTTGAATGCCTTACCCAAGTGGGCAATGGCTGTCGCTCCTGCCGTACCAAACGGTGGGTTCATTACTACAACATCATGCTTGTTGCTGATGTCGTAGTTCTCGAATATGGTGTTCACGAACTTTCTACCCAGTCCACCTGCCTTCAACTGCAACTTGGCAAACAGACTCTGACTTGGTTCTATTGCCACCATCTGATTGCCCTTTGGAGCATATCGTGCTATCGCTCCATGTCCGGCACTCGGCTCCATTACGGTGTCACCCTCGCCCATGTTCGCCCATTCCATCATCTTATAGCCTAATGGTTCAGGTGTTGGGAAGTAGTCTACACCCTCTCTGTTGCGGGAGTTCAACTTCTGGTTCGAGTAGTAGTCAAGCACTGCATTGTCAAATCCGTCCGTGCTTTGGTCTTTAGGCGCGTCAAATTCCTTGCCTCCTACTCCTTGTTGATCGATAGGCACCACTCCGCTATGCTCCAATATACCGTTGGCGAAACTGTCTCTCAAACTTCTTGCCTGACTTCCAAGCGCAAGGTTCTCAGTTGTCGATACCTGGTTGTTGAACTTCTGTCCGAACAGCATCATTTCTGAGTTCAGTCCCAATATCGGGTACTCAAATATGGCGTTGCTCTTGTTACCGATACGGTAGGTTCGTCCCTCTATCTGCAAGGCTGTGATAGGACTCTGAGGCAGAGCCAATGTTATGCACACTCGCTGATGCTCGCCCGTCTTGTCATGCAGGGAGATTCCCTCCTTGCCGCTCGCCTCCTGTATCACGATGATGTTCTTGCCGCTGTTGTCGTCGTTGAAGATGTCCACAGCCTTGTCCTTCACCTTAGAGCTTTCCTTTCCGCTGAAGAACAGCACATTGTCCTTGCCGAACACCTTGGCTATCTGCTCACGAGGCATACTGTAGTCAAGGGTCTGCTCCCACTTCAGCAAGTCGGCATACTTCTTTCTGAAATCTCTTACAGCCTGCGCAGCCTCCTTCTTATCCTTGCCTTCGCTCATTATCGAAACCAAGTGGTTGGCTTGCTCCAACATCAAGGCGAACGGCGGCTTCAATGGTTCCTTAGTCTCCACGCGACGATGGAATATCACAACCTTGCGTCCTGCATCCAAATGGGCCTTTATGCGCTCGATAATGTTAGCCACCTTCATAGTCTCAAACAGCGCGCTACCATAATTGTAGTCGCCAATCGTCCTGCGGTAAGCGTCTGCCAACACTCCGTGTCCTCTTACGGCATCCTGCACAGCTTGGTTGAACTGCTCCGCATGGTCGGGCGATACCGTCGGGAAGTCTCTTGAATAGTCATACGGACTGTCTATAATGCGTCCGCTCATGGTTCCCAACGTGTCTTGCAGATAGTCAGAGAAGGCTATCTCCTGCTTGGCTACTGCCTCTGGGTTGCTTGTGCTCTGCTCCAGTCTGTTGTAACGGAATTTGTATGCCGAACCAAAGTTGTCCAGATAGAACTGTGTGCGTCCGCTTATTCTTCCGCCCTTCTCTACTTCGGGATACTTGAAAATGTAACCCTCCACATAGTCAAGATTCTCGCGAGTGTTGAATGGTGTGGCCGAAAGGAAGATGGTCTTTGTGTCCTTCCATTCAGCTTTTGCCTGTGCCTTAAGCTTTGGCTCCACAATGCTATTGTAGTGTCTTACGGCGTTTACATATTCAGCATGTATCTTGCCAAGCTTCGGGTAGTCGGCATATTCTCTAAAGCTTTGTATATCCTTCGGCAACATTCTTCTTATGGCATAGGCCACGTCACTTGCTGTTGCGCTCGGATGGCTCACCTTATACTCTTTGCGTATACGCTCCACCTCCTTCTCGCGCTCAGCGTCAAACTGTTCGCCAAGACTCTTCATCTTCTGATAGTCCTTGTTCGTCTCCTGCAATCTCAGGAAGCAATGACGCTCGTCACGGTTCGTCACCATGTAGTGCTGTATACTGCGTGCCGTGTCCGCGCCCTTCTTGTTCTCCATGATACGGTGGCTCTCGTCGTATATCACAGCGTCCCAGTTCTCTTCCAACAGCTTCTTGTTCACTCCGAAGTTGGCGAATGTGGTGATCACCACGCCCTCGCCGCTTTCCGTCGTAGCCGTTGTGCCACGCTCCTTGGCTATGCTGTCAAGGTCGCGAATCTCCATGTTCAGGTTGCGTCCGTCCTTTATCCAGTCGCTCACCTTCTTCTGGCTCGGGGTCACAATGAGTATTCGTCCCTTGCCCTGCTTCACAAGTCGCTTGGCAATGCCAAGTCCCGTAAACGTCTTGCCCGTCCCCGTGCCATTGGTGAACATGTAGCCCTTGCCGTAGGCGTGCTCTCTGTCCGCGTGCTCATTGCCGAAGAACTGTGTCTCTGCTTTCAGCACGTCCTCCTGCTGTTGGGGCAGAAGATATGGTAGGGTTTCCTCGATATTCTTCTTGTCGCCTATCTTCACCTTGATAGGCTCGGCATCCATCTGTCTCTGATACTTATCGTTCAGAGGCTCTGAAAGCTTGTTTCTCAGCTCCTCGTTTCCGTGGATGCCTGCCCATTCGCCGATGGTATGGGTCTCACCGTCCATCTGGTAAGGAGTGTTCCAATAGTCTTCGATGAATCTGTCAACATCATCATCGCTGAGGCCTATCATCTTCAACTCCTCGCCTTCCTCGGCGCGCATAGCTGCCTTCCATTCGTTGAATTTGTAGATGCCTTCCTTTATTTTCAGCACAGCTCCATTAAGGTGCATCTTGAACAACTCGGGGAGCATTTCTATCTGCTCGGGCGAAAGATTCAGCTTCTTGAAGGGAGTCAAGGCTATCTTAACATATCCTTGCCCTGCCTTCTTCCATCTTTCCCAAAAGTCCTTTTTCTTCTGCTCGTATTCGGCGCGCTCCTGCTTTAGTCGCTCAGATGTACTATTTGGGAAATGAGTTCCTTGCTTGGCTGCAGGCTTCCGTCCTGCATTCGGGTCAAGAGGTCCATTGCCGCCGCCTTGTCCTCCTCGCTTAGGTACATTTCCCTCATTGCCAGCTCCACCGCCTCCTCGGGTGTCAGTACTTCCGGCAGATACGGCATCCATTCCGGGTGTATTTCCTTCACCTTTGTCAACGCGCGGTTTTCCAGTAGATACAGGAGTGTCGTTCTCACCGCCCGTTCCGCTCTCTCGCTCTCCGGGTGTAGTTCGTTCGCTGTCTGTTCTATCCACTGGTCCATCAGGTCCTCCGCCTTTTCGTCCTCGTCCCAATCCCAATTCTTGGCTGCCTCCAGTATTGGGAACATCCAGCTGTGTTCCGTCTTTTGTTCCGCTATTATCGGGAACATTCTCATGTCTACTTCTAACATCGTTCCAAATTTTAAAGTAAGAAATTGCGTTAATTATATTGCCCTTGTCGCCACGCAAGTATGCGAGTGCGGCAGGTATCAACTCTCTGTTCTCCTTAGAAGTCAGCTCGTTTATCTCTGTTTCCGTAAGAGGATTCTTCGACGACACGGCTTCTCGTTCCTCCAAGTCCATCTGTTCCCAAGGCTTGTTTACCTTCTCGGCTTCTGCCTTGCCTACTTCCTTGCCAAGAATCTTTCCTAACTCTCGACCGATAATTCTGCGTCGCTCCACTAAGCCGATACCGTTTCCTCTCAGCTTAGTTTCCATCGCCTGTTTCATCTTCTCTGTAGCACGCTTAATATCAGAAGCGTCGCCGCTCTCCTTGGCAGCAGTCAGTTCCTTACGCGCCTTCTGTATCTGCTCGTCCTTGAACATTTCTGCAGTATGCGCCAACCAAGCCAACGGATTTGTCTTTGGGGGTTCCTCACCCTCAACCTTAGTATCGGATTTTTCACTTTTCTCTTTTCCCTTTTCACTCTTCAAGGGGTTCGCTCCCTTAGCCCAGTCTGCCAGCACCTTGTCTGCCACATCGCTACCCCTAATCTCACCCTCAGTCAAAGGATGGTCTTTCTTGTAGTTCTCCGCAGCTTTCACTATCGGATTAAGCGTATTCTCTTCTTTCTTAGGAAGGATTGAAAGCGGTTCTTTATTCAGTTCTTCTTTTTCTGTATATTCGTTGTATCTCTCGCCTTCCTCTATTACGGATTTAATAATACGTGCCGCATCTGCCACATTATCCAATGTAATTTGTGGCAGCTTTGCAATAGGGTCGTTTTCTTTAATCTGGCTTATATTACGGTAGTCATTATCCAATGCCTTCAACTGGGCATACCAAGGGCTGTTCTTGTCGGCATATATCCAGCCGTCTCCGTTTTCACCGTAAGAAAGATGGACTCCTTCAAGTCCTGCATCTTTCAATGCAGAATCTAAGGCACTCTCGATAGTCTTAATAACTTCCGTTAAAGGTTTTATGAGTGCCTTATTAACATTATAGCTTTTATCGTTTTTCTTTGTATTCTTACAAATTGACAAATAAGACGAAAGATAGCCATGGCCAAGTGGGCTCGCAAGGATAGCTTCCACCAAATCTTTCTGTGCGTTCTTTATACGCTTCTTATCGCCACTCTCAACGGCTTCTTTCAAAGCCTTAGCAACAGGCGAAACCTGTTTCAAACCTTGGTCGCGAGACTCTATGTAAGCCTTGAATTTATTTTGAGGCGCAAGGTCTCCTTCTATTTCTTTCGTTCTTGGAAGTTCACCTTCTCTTTCCTCTCCCTTCGGCTTAGTCGGCTCCACAGGCTCCACAGGCTCAGTAAGGGCCAGTGAGGCCTCGTGAGGCTTATCACTTTTCTCTTCCTCAGCCTTGTCTACTTCTCGCTGTCCTTCTGTTGGTTCGTCTCCTCCTGGTGCTTGCGGTTCAGTTCCCTCAGAGCTGCCAGCATCGCCATTTCCTTCTTTGCTTGAATGTCTTGTTTCATAGTCTTTCCAGTTTCTAAGTTTCAAAAATTCCTTTATAAACTCTTCATTCGTAGGTCTCTCGCCGAACATTTCCATCTGGTTGGCATCTGCATAAGGAGCAGCATTTCTGTTATACGCCATCATCAGCTCACGGAAGTCCTCAGCCTTACCCTCCAGAGCAAGAGCAATAGCCTGCGAGATAGGGTCAAATCTGTCAGCTGCGTTCTCGCCAAACATAGCAGGAGTGCGCAAGTATGCGTCCACACCGCTTCCGCCTTGACGAGCTTCGTACAGCAACTGCACTGCCTGGTCTATCTCCTTCATCAGAGCATAGTCGCCAAGTTTCATATTGTCCGTCACAGCACGGATGCCGTTCAGAGCCTTGGTTTTCAGCATAGCGTCAGCGCCCATCATGCGGATGGTGTTCTCCGAGAACACACTGCCCAATAGCAGGTTCTTCACGAAGTCCTTGCCTGCTGCCGAAAGCTTGTCCTCGCCCTCACGCAATCCCGCTATCTCGTTCAGACCAATCACGCCCTTATCAATTAAACGCTTTAGCAACGAGTTTATTGCAGTAGGATTGTTAAAGAATGCGTCAAGACTACCGCTTCCCTCTATCTCTGATATAATAGTGCCTATCTCGTCTGCAGAAAGCTTCTTCGAGTTCGCCACTGCCTGCTGAGTATTGCCCTGCGATTTCTTCTCGTTCTTGTTGAACTTGGCAAAGGTTGCCGTGTCATACTTCATCGGCTCGTCACTCACAAGCACAAGGCGCGGATGCTTTATACCACTCTGCTCAATCTGCTCTGCGGTGAAGCCGTAATTCTCTGCATTCTCCTTCAATGCTTCAAGATAAGCACTGTCGGTACCGTTCTTTGCTGCCTTCTGTCCCGCCATCGTTCTGCCGTTACCGTCAACAACAATGCCGTCAGATGTCACAACCGGAACCTGGTCTACTGCCTGTCCGTCATACTTCATGGCTATCATATCCGTTACCATCTGAGCCTGCTTGTCATTCTCATAGTCACGGTCATTGATAGTCCTGCCTTCTTCGTTCACGGGGAAACCCTCACTCTTCTTATATCCGTCGTTGGCATTATGCGAAGGTGTCAGACTGTCTGCTTCAACAATCTCATAGTGTCCTCTTAGCTTGCTTCCGTCAGCCAATGTACGTGTACGCTTGTTGCCCACAATACGCTTACCGCTTTCAAACTTCTCACGAACAGCGCCTAAATTACCTGCTTCACTTACCGAACCTTCTTCACCTACACTACCTACCTTCTCCATTCCAGCCTTAACCTTATTCGCGGTCATTACCTTCTTGATATTGGTATATAGCTCCAGCTCTGCTTTGGCGGCATCAACTGCCTTCGCCTTCTGAGCCTCAGCTTCCTTGGCGTCGTTCAAGTCGCCCGTGTAATCCACCTTTATCATTTCGGCTTCCTTCAGCATTTTCTCGGCTCTCTTTATCTGTCCGTCTACAGCAGCTTCTGCGTTCTCGCCAAACTGCGAAGACATCCACTCCGCTCCATGTTCGGGTGTCATCTGCGAGTAGTCAGCAGTCTCACGGCCTTTCGTGTCCTTCATCATCGGCACAGGTGAGCCATCGGCAAATGTTAAAGTCTCGTTACTTCCATTGCCATTATCGGATGGATTCTTTTTTTCTCCTTCCCCTATAGGCTTTACATCTTCAACTCCAGGCGCCGACGCGCCCTCCTTCGGTGTTACAACACTCTCAGTCTTAGTATCGGATTCTTCACTTTTCTCTTTTCCCTTTTCACTTTCAGCGTAAGCCCCTGAGTTCAACTCCTCCAACTTCGTTTGATAGGCCTTGGCATAGTCCTCCGTCTTTTCCACATGGTCAAGCTGCACGTCCTTCTTGCTCACGAAGTCCATCTCCTTTGTATTCGGGTCAAGCACGCTAAGCATGTCGCCAACGCTTTCTCTCGCTCTACCCTCATTATCAAAGGCAACATCGCCCGCTCCAACAATAAGCAGTCTGCCATTGTTGTCCTTCACGAACAACATCTGGCCGCCCTCTTGCTTCTCACCGTTCTGCTCGCCCTTGTAGCTCCATTGCTCCACATGCTTCTGCACGGTCTCAGCAATCTTCTGTTCAGTTCCGCGATACATGCCCACAGCCTTAGCCTTGGTGTTGATATAGTCGGCAAAAGGTACAAGCTGTTCCTGCGTCAGTCCCGAGTTTATCAGCTCCATGTATATCTGAGGTTCCGAGAGACCTTCCTTTGTTAGTCTCTCATACTCCTGCTTCAACACATCGTTACTTTCCAAGGCTGCATTAAACGCCTTTTCGGCATTATTCATGTTGTTCAGCACCTCAGCCACAGCCTCGTTGTTAGGATTCTCCGTGCCAAGGTTATTTTCCTCAACCACGTCCTTGCCCTCTGTCTGCGACTGGTCGGGATGCAACGTTCCTTCCGGGAACTGCTCTCCCTCATAAGCCTTTCTCAGAGCCACGCAAGCGTTCTGTTCTTCCTCGCTGCGCTTCAACGGGTCTTTGTCCATAGCTGCCTTCAACTGTTCAGCAGTAAAGCCAAACGTCTCAGCTACAGTCTCCAATGTTTCTTGTGCCGCCTTCTCGTCCTTTATCTGAGCTGCGCCATAGGCATTACTCAAACGTTGGTTTTCCTTTTTCGCCCCAAGATTGTATTTGATTGAAACGTATTCGTCGGCTGTCTTATAGCGGTTCTTTGAGAGCAACTCTCCATAAAGGCTATACTCACCCACATACGCTCCTCTTTCGTCACGCTCTATCGCTATATGGTCCATCATCGGACGTGCCGAAGGAACAGTTCCCATAACCAAAGCAGAGAACTTAGCCTTTGTGTCCCAAGGGATAGTTTCATCTGCCATTATCTCGTCATAGGCAGTCTTCACAAACTCAGTGTCTGTGTCCTTATACGACTCCTCGCCTTTCCCTTTGGCTGCGGTCTTCTTAGTTCGCATCGCCCAAGATGTCAGACTCTCTTTTCTCGTCAGCGGATTGTCGTGTACGTCATATCCGTAGAGCGTCTCTTCGCGCTTTGGCGCCTTGTCGCTTCCGAACAGCTGCTCTTTCTCCTCATTGGTAAAAACATATCCACCAAAGGTCGCTCTCTGTCCGTCAGATGTCATAAGGTTTTTAATATTTCTCGCCACCATATCAAGGTAGCCTTCCTTTTTGCCATCATTCACCTGACGCTTAGGCAGTCTTGCGTGTGTCAGCTTCAAGGCTACAACATTGGCACAAGCCTCAAGTGTGCCTTCAACGCTCCAGAAGTCGGTATCATGTCCCTCTATCATCTTGGCGACATTGCCACCGACGTGCATACCCCAACCTTCCATCGCTATTTGGAACACCTTGGCAGGGATGCGCTTCACGCCACTTACATTATAGATTCCTGCACCTACAGCACCGCCAATGCCACCCATAGTAGCCCAGCTTGCGCCCTCAGAAAGACCGCCCATAGTCATAAGCTTCACGGTATTGCCAATAGAGGTATCATCACCCGTTGAGTAATTCTGAACAGCAGCATTCGTCGAACCATAAAGCACACCCGTTACACCTTGACTTACGGCTCCAGTACCAACCATTCGACCTATGCGCCCTGCAAGACTCGTGTTAGCAATCCTTGCTGCCTGTGCCACACCATTGCCGAAAGCCTTGCCTGCGACCCATGCACCGCCCTTGCCAAGCACACCAAATACTGGGCCATCAGCACCAAAGCCTAATGTGCCTCGTGCCACTCTCGCTCCCATACCCGGCTTAACATAAGGATTTTCCCCGTTATCGGTCATAGCCATTCCTTGCTGAGCATACTGTCTCTGCTTCTTCGACATCATACCCATCGACAAGATAGTGCCTATCATCGAGTCGTTGACACCACGGATGATATATTCTGCCGTACTCTTAGGCATATTACGGCTCAATTCGCTCTTCTCAAACTCCTCAGCTATCTTTGCTTGCAAGCCAGGAGCTATATAATTCTTTACATAATCCTCTGGGTCGATACCTAACGAAGCTGCCTTTTCTGCTATTTCCTTCTGCATCTTCGGGTCGGAGAACAACCCAGCCATGTCTTTCTCGGCATTCTTGCTGAGCTGATTCATTAGCTTGTCAGGATCAAGGGCTTCATTGTAAGCCTTACCTGCTGCCATATATGCAAATGGAGAGGCCTTGCTCAAAGCATCTTCTGCTGCAACACCTTTAACTGTCGCATCCTTAAACATCTTTTGGATACTATTGTTTATATATCCGCCAAGCTGTTTGTCAACAAGCTGTCTGCTGCTTTCTTCCAACTCATCCTCCAACTGCCCCCTTGTCTTCACAATATTGTTGTTCACGTCCTCGTTCCCAAGGTCAAAGGCTGGAGCATTCCTTCGTCTTATCTCACCCTCAGCATTTCTACCAGCCTCTTGTCCAGCCTGTTCCATTCTACGCTCCAGTGACTTCTGTGCTCTTCTCACACCGCCTACCATCTGTTTTACAGCACCCGGCTTTGTATAGTCTATAGGCATCTGCTCCTCGTCGCGCTTTCTAATCATATCAGCAGCGCGCAAGCCCTTCACTAGCTCGCTTTCCTTACCCGTAGTGCCACCGTTCCAATCATCCAATGTCACAGCATTCCTCTTCGGTGCTGAAACATTCTCAGATGTCGTAGTGTTCTCATGTGTTACAACACCACCGCCCCACTTCTCTTGCGCCACACTCTGTTGCGCGCGTCCAAGTGCCGAGCTATTGGGTTTCCCCTTTCCTCTTGTTATCGTTCTTCCCGTAAACAGATGAGCACCAAAGTCACCAACACGACTCGCATCCTTTACGCTCACATCGCCTCTTCGCCCTGTCTTTCGGTCTATTACCTCCATTCGAGCACCAGGGAATGCTTTTGCAAATCCCATCGGGTCCTTGTCATACGCTGTCTTGTCTACCGTATGCCTGTTACCTTTCGCATCCTTGAAATAATAATATCTATTGTCTGCCATATTTATTTATCGTGTTTTTATCTTTTTATGTCTACTTCACATACTGACTCCAGTTCGTTCCTTTACCAGTAGATGTACCACCTTTGGCTTGTGCCTTCGGCTTACTGCCAGAGCCTTGCCATCTTATAGGATTGGCGCCCTTGCGCTGTTCCCTAATCTGTTTAGCCTGACTCTTCGATACGGTCTTCGTCACATTGCGCACCTTCTTCTTACCCGAAGTATTCACGCCACGCTGGGCTGTATTGCTCGTTCTCACGTCTGTATAGCCAAATCCGTCCCTGAACGTCTTCCTAAGCGACTCGCCACGGCTTGAAGCGTCAAGCAAGCCATAACTTATAGCATCCTGAATAATCTGACGTGCTCGATTTGAACTTGGACTCACCATCTTGCCGTCACTTCCCTCATATCCATTCATGGCACGGTCAAGCTCCCTCTGCTTCTGAGGAGTAATCATTCCAAGGTTACGCATCTCGTTCCAAGCCTGTGCCTCTTGCTGTGGAGTAAGCTCGTTCTTGCTTGCCAATCTTCCGTAAGGTGTAGCATAGCCGTAACCTCCATTTGCACCTCCAGAACCCTTAGCTCCGCTTCCGCTACCACCTCTTGCAGCCCTCGATTGTGCCAAGGCAAGTATGCTCGCACTTAGTCTTTCAGTAGCTTGGTTGTGGCGTTTGGTTTCGTCTAACTTCTCACCTGCCAACTTCAAGTTGCCTTCTTGTACCCCAAGCAAACCATCGCGATATGCCTTCAAGTCCTTAGCGTTCTGGTCTGCTCTCTTGTCAGCACTTTTCTTAAGCTCAACCATCTGCCCTTTATAAGCTCTGTCTGCATCTGCTGCATCCATCTTTATCTGCAAGTTGGCATTCTTATACGCAGCGTCAGCCTCAGCAGCAGCTTTTCTCGCACGTTCTGCCTTTCTCTTGTCAAGGTCTGCTTGCATCTCAGCAGTCGGACTATTAAACTTCTGTAGCGCAGCTCCCTTGGAAGTATTATAGATGTTCCCCATGTGTCGTATTGCGTCAGCTAAAGTGGCTATGCGCATATTGTTTCTCGTCATGCGCTCGTCATAATCATCATCACTCTCGCCCTCACGCCTTCCTGGTCGCTTCTTCGACAATCCGCCAAGCCACTTAAAGAAACCACCATCCCTTTGACTATCGTCCTTCTCAAACACAGGAGCCGAAGGAGCTTCACCACCCAAAGGCTTAGAGTTAAGAGCGTAAGCGGCTGGCATACTTCCCTCCATATTACTTGGGTTTGATGTCTGCCACGATTGCTGAGCATTGCTGCCCTCATTCACTGGCTTACCGTAAGGTGACCATCCTACAGTAACTGGCATATTCTCAAACGTAGTAGGTCGTTTACCGCTAAACACATTAGCTGGTTGCTGAGGCTGTGCCAAAACACCAGGAGCCACAACACCAGGCTGTGTTACAACACCCTCCCTCTTCTCCTTATCGTCCAATACTGTGTTCATAATCCTCCACGTTTTTCTTCAACAAGTCAAACGCCTGACCAAGGGTATTGACAAACTTCTCTGCCTTTTCCCTACGCTTGTACTGAAATTCTATCTCCTTGTTCAGTACAGCAATCACCTCGCACTTCTCTGACATGCGCTTAGCGTTCTTCTTCTTTATCCTCTCTATCACCTTGTCCTTATACGCCAAAGCATTCTCGGCCGACTTCAAGCAAGCGGCAAGATTGTCACGCTCGGCACACAAGCCGTCAAAATGCGCAGCAAGGCTCTTATAATCCTCTTGAAGTTTCTCCAACGCCAAGTGATAACGCTCTGCAAGCTCCTCATTCATCTTCAACGACTTCTCCAATATCTTTATCTTCTTTGCTTGCTCGTCAACAACAGAATCCTTCAACAAACCCGCAGCCTCCATCACACGATCAACGTCTACACCTTTCTTCGCGTTTATATCAATCTTTTTCTTTCCCATAGTATAATCTTTTTTATTATTTTCCTACATGCGTTACAACGCTTCCTACACTCCAGTCACATTCTTCAACAACTTATCGCCAAAGTAGTCACTCGCTGTCTTTTCTCCAGCAACACCAGATGCACCTACATCTGTTTTACCTTTCCCCGGACCATCCAACGCCGATGCTGCACTCATCATCGCATTACTCATATTCTGAGCGGCTGCAGCCGTAGTCTCTGCCTGCTGATTATAAATATCCTCTCTCTGCTTAGAAAGACTCTGCTCGTTCCTCATGTGCTGATCCGAAACACTCGCCTTTCTCGCTGTGTCATTGGCGCCAATATTCGCAATAGTATTACCCATCGTCCTATTTGCTGCCTCCTTTGCCATAGCTGTACTCGCGGCTGTTCCACCGCCAACTGCTGCAGCTCCATCCGCCTTACGAATGTAATTGTCCTGAACCTCCTGAGCCCTACGCATCAAGTTCTGACCAGCCTTTGTATCCAGGTAGTCCGTATTATACTCCTTGTCATACCAAGCCTTCTCCGCATTCGTGCGATATTTCTGCTCGGCCAATGCTCTCTTGGCTGCCTTACGCGACTTAAGACCTCCAAACAACGAACTACCTACACTCAAACCTAAACTGGCTGCACCAAGCAAACCTATCATCGGATTATTCGCACCCGACAACTCATTAAAGCCTAATGGCAACCTAAAGAATCTGCAAATGTCTGTCATATCTACTGTATTTTTTAATAACCATAACTAACATCCTTTCTCTCCAGTACCTTTTCCAGGAAATATACTAACGACCTCCTTTCTGTGGAGTACCTTTTCTGGGGAAAATGATGATGACCTCCTTTGAGAACAGTACCTTTTTATACCTATGCTTTTATCTACTATAATTCGCAGCCAGTACCTAAGCCCCCACCCCCTTTGGGTCGTTCATCATCCACCTATGCCTCATCGCTTCCTTATCCTCGCCATCATGCTCTAACCTCTCCAACACGCCAACGCTCCAATCTATCCTCCCATATCACCCACCATGCCACATACCACTCATGCCATTATCGCCACCCCTCCACATCATCAAGAGCAATCATCTTTCCCTCGTATTACCTACCATGCGTCTACCAAAGCCACTTTACAACCTCATAACTCCCTATCTATCAGCCATTTACCCCTTTGGACTATGACCCCGCAAGGGTCATGTCAAGTAACACAACATTTGGAAGTCGAAAAAGGCAAGGACAGAAAGCCAAAGAGCGCATCCAAGAACCATAAAGCCATTACAACAAGCCAAAAGCCACAAAAAAGCCATAGAAGTCCTTAGTAACGTCAAATTTAAGGAGAAAAGCAACACGTTTTGCCGTGTTTCGTTCCGTGACAATATTTGCATTTTTCACGCCAACCTCTTTGTCGGGGCTTTTACCTAAAAAATCCGACATTTAGAACAACCAAAACGGTCTAAACCCCGTGATTTTTGAGACCAAGGGTAGCAGTAAAGTGAAATATAGAACAATCAAAAAACATAGAGATGTACGCACGAGAAAGCCAATATTTGCTCAAAATTTCACTCTAAATAGAAGGATAGAACAAAAGGAAACTTGCCAAATATCGTAAAAACGCCAAATCAAGCGGAAAAACACGCAAAAACAACCTCAAAACACCAAACAAGCCAATCCGACTTGCACGAAAAAAGGCTGCAAACGCACAAATCACGCTTACAGCCTATCAAAAGGACTCTTGTCCAGGTATTCTACTCTCTTAGCTCTTCTATAGCTAATAGGAGAGTAATGAGGGTGTTTTCTCTTTATGTAGAGTGTTGTATGGGTGTATTGGAGAATGAGGGAACAAGGGGAAGATAAGGGGGCGTGCCGCCCCCAAGGGCTGACGCCCTCCCCTCCGCTGCGCCTTGAATGGACGTTACAAATATTTCCACAACGTGTCGACTGCCCATTTGCCAAACATATACATAACGACAAAGGATACGGCTGAAACGATGAATACCACGGCACGTATCAATAGTTCTGTTACTTTCTTTTTCATTTTGATATACTTTTTATTTCTTCCACAATCTTGTTGAACTCTTCGAGGGTGTCGGCAGTGTAGTGGACACCATTGAAGCGGATGAAGGCTGCAAAGTCCGTATTGGTTTTCGCTTCTTCCGTTTCTTCTCCTAAGAGTTGTACGACAGACACGCCAAGTACTTTCGCTATCTTATAAAGCGTGCCTATACTTGGAGTTGTCTTGTTGTTTATGAGATTACTTGCCGTTACTTCTGTTACTCCTATTTGCGCTGCAAATTCCTTAGAAGACATAGACAAATGTTCTTTTATATGCAATTTAATATCGGTCTGCTTGAACGCCATATAATATTACCTTAATGTTTTAGTCTGCAAAGATACAATAATTAAAGTAATATTTGTATTAATAACTGTGAATTTAAGGTAGAATTATATTTATTAACGTTAAAATAAAGGTAATATTTTACCAAAAGCTTGTTTTTGTTATAATTTTACCTTAACTTTGCAATCGTAATCAAGAGATTACTTCAACATTAGTATTAACATTCTAAACTCATACACTATGGAAGAGAAAACAGTAACACTAACAAGCGATGATGTCACCAATATTACATTCTTGATATTTGATGAGATAGATCTTCTTGATTCTCGCATAAAAGTTTTAGGCGAAAAGAGCGCACCGCTATTAGTTGAAAAAAGAGAGGTTCTTCGTGCCCTCTTTAAGAAATTGACTAAGTAACATATAACAATTAAAACACATACAATTATGGAGATTTACAAAATTAAGAGAAACGAATGCGAGGTAAATGTAATATTTACAGGTAAGCAATACATCTTCCACAACTCATACTTCGGTATACTCGCTGTGGCAACACGAAAAGGCTATAAGGATGAAGAAATGCACACCTTTATTCTTGAGTACGGAAACGAAAACACGTTAGGAGGTTCATTTGGTGATAGCTATTGCGAAACAATGGCAAAGCAGTTCATCAACAAGACAGAATCACAATACGTGAAGTGTAAAACTTATTACGAAGTTGTGAAAGTTGACGTGAACATAAAATATTATATAGATATATTGGCAAAGGAACGCTAATTGAAGATAAGGAGGGGCGTTGCCCCTCCAATAACCACACCACAGCCGTGACCGAGAGAAAGGCAAGCGGAGCGAGACCGCACACGGCACAAACTTTTAAAAACATACAGATATGATAGAACTTATAATTGTAGTTATGCTTGTATCTTATATATCAGGCATTTACGTCGGCAGACATTGGCACGAATTCACACAGGAATAAATCGGAAGACAAGGGGGCTGCCGCCCCCAACGCTTCGCCAAACTTAAAAATTATGGCAAAGACACGTATCGCCACATTGACACCGATAGACGCTTTATTATTGCGTGAGGTATTCAACGAGTATATAGAGAGCAAACAAAAACTCCTTAAACACAAGAACCTCGCCCCCATAACACGTCATTTCATCCAAGAGAGAATAGACAACATTACAGAACTCAAAATTAAAATATTCAAGCAATGAACAAAGTATTTTTAATCCTACTTATAGCAAGCGCAGCACTTGCAGTAGTACAGGCACACCAACTCGCAGAAGCGCAGTACGACAGAGAGCAGATAAAAGAAGATGTACGTTTACTTATGAACGACATCGACGAGTACGGAGATATCGACACCTACACAGGCTCAGACCATTTCGAGCGTCTGTACGAGTGGTCGCACAACATCAAGCGCAATGATAAAGATAAATAACGTCACGTACGATGTGGGCTTGACAGACGACGATGTGGCAGGCATAATGTGGTACTTCCGCTGCAATGCGAGAATCCGACTATTTTGGACGAAGCAAGACCTTGTTGCCCACGTCCGCAAGATACAGAACAAGATAGTCAAGCGTGAGGTGCTTGCGATGATATCCAAGCTACACGGCAGAGCTGTCTGTTACGCACGTTAGCAACCATCCGTTGGGGAAAAGAAACCATTTCGGAGCGACACCGACAACGGAGCAATATAAACTTTAAACATTACAATTATGAAGACAAGCATTATTCCATGTCCTATCAACGAGAAAGACTTATGCAGCGACACCCTATTTGACGGTCTATTTGATAATAGTCAGTACGTAGAGAAAGGAAACAGATATGTCGGTTTTATCTGCGACCAAGTCGCAAAGATTGAGTATGACAACAACTTCGTTCACATGTCATTCGAAAGCACAATACACGATAGAGAGACAAAGCAAATCGAAGAGTGGGCACGTGAGATAGAAGACAGCTACAACGAAAATCTGATAGACGAAGATGTGCGGTTAAATGTACGCTTTAAAGTCTTTGCGAAGTCTTGCGATGTATACTTCGAATATTTCATCAACGAGAAGTAACCCCACAGGCTGAATGTGGTTCAAGCCACTCCACTTCGATGCAAGGTCGGAGCAGCCACCAATATTAATAACAATTTAAATCATACTATTATGGCAAAGTACAAAGTATTGGTTGTTGAAACCTTAAGAAAAGAGGTTGTTATCGAGGCTAATAGCGCAAAAGAGGCAAAGGCTATCGCTAACGATATACGCAGCAAAGGAGAGCTAATCCTTACGGCTGATGATTTTGATAGCTTCTCAATCCATTGTTGTGAAACTTGTAAAATTAACGAAAAATAGAAGCACTATGACATTACAGGAATATCTTGAAACCAAGTTGGGCAAAATGGCAAGCCAAGACCCCAATTTCCGTGAACGCTACAACGACAAGCAGAAGTCCATAACCGATTGCATCCGCTACATTACACAACAGGCACGCAAGCAAGCGGTTAATAACTGCGCTGCCATATCCGATGAAGATATACTTCAGATGGCAGTCCACTATTACCAAGAGAAGGACGTCAATCCAACTAAGGACACACCTAAGGCTAAGGTAGTGGCAGCAGCACCCAAGCAAGACAAGCCACAGCCTGTCCTTATCCCCAAGCCACAACCCAAGAAAAAGGCTAAGAAAGTAGACAACTCATTACAACTTGATTTATTTGGAGAATTTTAATATGAAACCACGCAACAAGATAGAACAAGAGGTCGTTAACCTCTCACACAAGTTAGGCGAGATAGGCAAACGTGACAACGCTCGTCTAATCCGCAATACATACGGCTCTTGCAAGTTCGAGGATATGTACAACCGATGCTATGCCGTTATCAACCAATCTTACAAAGGTTGGCAAGTGCTCAGATATTTCCGTATCGACCGTCACGGCAAGCGTGATATTTCCTATAGTACATGGGAGGTTTTCCAACTATGTAAAGGGCACAGAACGAAGCGTATATAAAACCTTATGCCCCAAAATCGGGTGAAGCCTTTGAAATATAGTTAGTTACGATAATCTTGCATGAAGAGCGACACAA